ATCCTGCCAAAGGTGTTCGTTATGATCTGCGACTGATTGAGCAGCGTGAATGGTTGCTTCAACATGCTGATTGGGCAGGTGGTTATTTGTATGCTCGCTGAAAAATGAAACAACTTTTTCTTCTTCTTCCTCTCACGCTCTTCTCTGTTCCTGTGCAGGCACAACAAGTGAATAACTTTGCTGTCTGCACTCAGAATCAAGAAGTTTATCAACCTGGTGGATATGATCGCTATGGCAACTATTATCCTGGTGGTGTGAGTGTTCAGACTTACAATGTCCCCTGTAATGGTGCAGCATCAAATCAGTATTATGGGAATGGTGGTGGATATTATGGTAGGGCAACCAATCCTAACTGTAATCCTACAAGAACACTTTTAGGTACTGCTTTGGGTGGTGCAATCGGTCGCGCTGCAGCAAGTGCTTATCCAAAGAACTATGGATGGGCAACTGTACTTGGTGGAGCGATTGGTGGTTTAACATTTGCTTGCTAATTGATGACAACAACTGACAAACTTGTTTTCATTTTTTCATTCATTTGGTTCTCTCATTGGTCATGCAAAGTTGCATTTACACTTCTGGATATGGTTACTCTAAACGTACCTGTCAGGATGTTGCCTCTTGGTTTCTGAATAAGTTTCTTCCACGCCATAAGATTGAGGTGGAGATTCTTCATCGTGGTCTGCGTCGTGAGCAGGTTTATGGTTATTGTGATGTTGTAGGAGAATCCTATCGTCCTCGTGAGTTTATGATAGAACTCAACACCTACATGGATAAGGATTTGTATATAAAAACTCTTTTGCATGAGATGGTCCACCTGCGGCAGTGGGTAGTGGGTTCGCTGCGGGTTCGATACGGAAAATTGTGTTATTCTAAAGAACCTGTTGAAAAGTATGACTATTGGCATCAACCACATGAAATTGAGGCACGAGAGCAAGAAGAAACTCTATATCTGCAGTACCTAATTGAGAAAGAAGGTGTGCCAGACCCACAAGTGGCACAGTTCTTCCCGAATCGCCTGCTGCGCCTGCTATGATTACAAAGTAATCAAGGGAACCACGATGGTCACCGACACCACTCAGGACGCACAACTACGCCGCACCATTCAGAAAGAGATTGAAAATGAAATGCCACTTCAACTTCTGAAGCGTATTGTTTATGAGGTTCGCTGTGAAGAATTGGGTATTCGCCCTGATGGTTGGAAACTCTATCCTGAGAACTGATTGATGAAAACCTATCGTATGCTAATTGAGTATTGGGTTCCTGATGAGGATGAGAATCTCTTTGAGGAAAAGATGATTCAATCACGTTCATCCTGTGGTAAGATTGCAGATGATTATCTTGCACAAGACCGCACTAATCTAATTCGTTCTGTTGAAGTTACTCCTGTTTAAAAAATGACTGAAGATTTTGTAAAACTGAATAATCATGAGATTAGTATTCTTCTCTCTGCACTTCAAACGTTGAGTTTAAGTAATGAAAGAGTCATCACCAGAGACTATGGCAGTGCTTCTGCGTTATATAATAAGTTGTATTCAATTTACGAACAAATGAATATACCAAAACTTAAACTAACGTCATCTCTCTAAGATATGGAATCCAAGGCTAGAGTTCTTTCCAGTATTACGATTGTCTTTGCATTTTACATGACGCTCTATCATGATACGGCAGTAGGAGCACGATTGTACATGCTTGGAAATCTTCTTGCTCTTCCTTATATGATTCAAAATCGATGTTGGGATGTGGTTGCACTGTTGACTTTTCTGATTATTATGGGACTACCAAAAGTTATAGGAGTACATTGATGAACTTTACACTTGAGCAACAAAAACTCATCTACAATGCCGTGAGACATTATCAGATGAATCGTGTACCATTGGATGGAAAGGATTATCGCATTTGTGATGACATTCTGAATGGAATGTTTGTGGAAGTAATTGCTCCTGTGCCACCACATCGCCCTGCTACTGGATTTGGAACTGGTGTATAATATGAATTCAGAGGATCTACAAGCATTCATTATGGCATTTGATGATTTTATGAAACACTTTGAAGTCGAAGAACTTTATTATGAGCATCATGCTGATGCCAAGAAAATTATGTATGATGAGATTGAAGCAAAAGCAGCAGAGTTGGAAGTGACCTGCGACTATTATATGATGGAGTTTATGTGATAGATAAGCACACTAAACTGATTCTTGCTCTACAGCAAACTGAGAACATTTATAGTCTACTACAAGATGGAGAATATGCTGCTTTCTTTGCTTCTCATCTATTGCCTGTTAAGTATGAAATTGAAAGGCAACTCCATTGCTTGACAAACACAAACCATTCTACTAAAATCAAGGAGTAATTTAACACAAGAAATGAAATCACTTTATATTGTTGACTACTGGGTGCCATTTCCATCTTCTGAGTACGGTGGTCTGATTAATCTGATTGCTTCCAACGATGCAGAAGCATTTGCGATTCTCTCTCAAGAAAAATCTTATGATGAGAGATATGCACATTTGATTATGCCAAATGTCGTCAAAGCGCAGAAGTTCAAACTGCAAGATGATTACGAGTCTGGTATTCTTGATTCTTTTACAACATGACACAAACTTATCGTATTGAAGAACGTTTTACAAATGGTTGGGAGTTGATTGATGAAAGTGCTCAGCATTTAAGCAAAGAGCAATGTGATCAACTTCTTAAACAATATCTTATTCAAGGGTATAATCCAAATACACTGAGAGCAGTTCGTGAAAATGATTCCTGAGTTTCCTCACTCTGCACCAAAGGATTATAGTTATGAATTTCAACAATTCAATGCCCGCACTATTCGCATTATGCTCCGTTGTCATCGGAAATTTGATTATAATCTTGGTGCCAGTACCGCAACTGTCTGGGGATTCTATTCACCAAAGAAGAGAGTCTACTATGCACCGGTCAATGTAAAGACTATTGGTAAAGAAATAGATATAAGGAATACAACTCCTTATACTGCAATGCCAATTAAACTTACTCCACTCGAATCTGCATTTGTATGAAGTACGATTCATTTGTTGAAGGTCTTGAAGTGACATATCGAAGTCATGTAGGTTTTATTGATTTTGTATGTGAGCAGTATATTACTGTGTGTGTGAATCGATTTGAGCACAGGTCAAAAGATGTATGTTTGCTTGTCTATCCTCAACAATGGAAGGAAGTTCATTTATACAAAGAGTCTGAAAAATGAAAGATAAAAATGCATGGAGATGGTGGGCAAAAGCATTAGGTGAGAAAGCATCTAAGTGTGATAAGGAGTCTGATAAGATTGCACTTATTCGCACATTCATCTTTCTCACATACTTAATTACTAATGCTTTTATCGTTGCTGGTGTAGTTAGACACTGGAATGATAATCAACCTATTGAAATTTACATTCATAATGAAGTACCAAGTAATCTATCTGAAACCAAAGAAAAAGTATTACTCCAAACAAATAGCAACTTTTTATACGATTGAAGATGCTATTCATTGGGAGAAGTATATTAAGCAGCAAGGATGTAAGGAGAGTGAAATTATACCTGTTCTTTAATTGTAGTACCACTTATATCCAAAAGAATAGCACCAAGTTTCACCATTTGAAATGCGTTTGATATTATTACTAATTCCAGCAACTGCTTTATAATCACCTTCACCTTTGATAAAGAATGATGCTTCACTTATACTGTTAAACTCAACGATTTCACCTGTATGAATGCTTATGCCTTTTACAGGTTTTTTTCTTTTTTCATTTGATTTATTTGATGCTGCTTTTGCCTTTTCAGTTGTAAATCCTTTCTTTTCTGCTGGTTTCCAATTTTTTAATGCATCTTTCTTATCTCTAAACAAATACCATCCGTGTGCTTGTAATTTATTGTGATTAGGGCTGTTTAATGAATTACCAATCATTAAATTTCTAATTCTATTACCAACGATTTCTTCAGCAGCATCAGCAGCAGATTTCCACATTTTCTTACGTCCAGTTGCTAACTGTATACCATACACAACACCACGACGATTTATTCTCTTTTCTATCATCTTGGGAGTTTCACCTTTCCAAGCCCATCTATATCCAAATGATTGAAATGTTGTTCCTTTAATGCAAGCAATTATACTTGTTCTTCCTTTTTTATTTCCTAAACTATCAGCAGCAACACCAGCAGTATCATAGTCTCTTACCCATTCATCTTCTAATGTATAGCAACTGACTGCTTTTGAATAGGGATGATTTGCCCAATATTTGCGTGGTTTCTTTATACCTTCACCACCTAACGTAACATTATATCCATTCTTACCACAGGAATTCAATCGTTCTATCCAATAGATTTCACGTTCATTCACTTTATCATCTACACATTCTTCTAATACTCTGAATTTAAACTTATCTGCACCATACTTACTAATTGCTCTTACAATCGGCATACTATGAGCAGAATTGTTTTCATTTAGATTGTTCTTACTTCTTGCTAATTGTAGATGTTGTTTCCATCTATCATATGGGTTAGGTTGTGTAGTTTTTCCGACGTAAAGTTTCTGATTTTCAAGGTTTGTAATTGAATAGATGTATGCCACGATACTGTAATAAAATATAGTTGTGTGTTATATGTATATATGGTGATTCCTTGATATTTGTGTATTCTCAATAAGTAAATAATTGTTGAGAATCAATTGAGTACTATTATTGAGAATAAGTCTTCTAATACCTTCTAAGTGCTTATAAACCCCTCTGAGACTTGTGACCTAAGCATGTATACCATAAGACGCGCAGTTTGTCAAGCCCCACGGCGGCGCGAAGTCCCCCAGACCCACACAAGAACTCGACGAGATATTATAATCACATAACACTAGAATTATATTATAATCTCGAC